CATCTAATTACCGCCTAGCTCTTCAACCACTTTACTTACAGCTGCGAAAATCTGTTCTTTTAATTTGGTGTCCTTGATGTCATCAATCCCCTCAACTTTCCCAGTTTCTACATTGACAGCGATTGATCCAACAAAAGAGCTATCTTCCTCATCAGATTCACTAAGCACTTTTTTAACACTCTTACCATCCAGAATGTCCAACAAATCATGGCTAATGCTATGCATTGTTTTAGCTTTTTTGAATCTATAAATATCTTCTGTCAAGAGATAGTAGAACATTGCCTTGTTACTAGCATCGTGTAATTCCTTGGCGAACACTTTCAAGTTCTCTACGATAGTTTCAGCTGATACTGTGTTTTTAGTTTCTTTAGTCATTGTTTTTTTCCTCTCTTATGCTAATACTGTGATATGTTTTTGGTCTGCTAGTTGCTCTTTTAGATAGGCCGCAATGTTTCCTACTGCATCAGCTA